TCGCTAAGGCCACCGTGGATTTGCCTGCACCGGGTGGGCCAGCGATCATGCTGACCTCACCACGGCGAACAGACATTTGGTTATCGGTCCACGACTTGAACGGCATGGGCACGGTGGTGCCGCCTTGGTCGATGTTCCGGATAGCCCGGTCTAGCAGTCTCATGCCGGGAAGTTACTCCACTCCGGTGTGCCACGAGTGACCCACTGCGGTTGACACTGCGTCGGGTCACCCTTCGGTGCGCTACACATCCACGCCTTCCACGGTCCCTTACCGGACGCACCACTCTTAGCGACCTTAGGTCCATGCTGGCATTGCGGGACACTAGCGTTCGTGAACGCAGCAGGAGCAGACACCTCAACGGTAGCGGCAGTGTGCGCTGGGGCAGATGTCTGGGCCACGTTGCCCACGGCACGGGCAGCCACGATCAAGTCATAGCATTGCTGCAACGACTCGTGTGCCTTCTCCAGTTCCTCCACGAACTCAGCATGCGTGTCCGCTTGCACGGTCCGTAGACTGTCACCGATCTTCACGGTGATCTTATGCGTCGGTTCGGTACTCATTGCTTCTCCTTCAAATCATCCCCGAAATCGGGTGTGTACTCTTGTGATCCGTGAGCATAGCAGAACTTCTTCACCCCACAATAGTCACACATCATCGTGATGTGCGGGACGAATATCTGCATGTCGATGGCTTTCTTAACGTCCCGCATCCAGCGTTCCACCATCGGTAGCGGGTACTGGTCTAGGTTGTACACGGTGTCTAGGGTGCCTTGCCGTGCCATCCAAAACGCACCGTACTGTGGTGCTTCACCGAACTGCTGCTGCAACGCCAACCGATACACGGCTAGTTGCAACCCGGCCTGCGGTGGTTTGCCTGTCTTCAAGTCCACGATCATCGTCTTGCCCGTGGCCTTATCCACAAACACCCGGTCAATGTAGGACTTCAAGGTTACGTCCCCCGGTAACTGTACCACGACACCTAGTTCAATAGCAGGCACACCTTCAGGGGTGTGCCAGATATCCAGGTTGGGGTTCTGTAACCGCCAGGTGTAGTAGTTGTGGACCATGGTGGGTCCTTCAGCGAGCCACCAGTTCTTGTCTTCCTTGTTAGGGTAGGCTTTGGTTGCTCTGCCCCCGGCCCTCCATGGGCCTGCGGGGGCTTTGGCTTCCTCTTCGGCTAGGGTTTCTCTGAAGGCTGCCAAGCCTGCTTCGTAGGCTACTGCACTCATGCTTGTCCCCCACTTACAAGAGACTTCCAAACGCGGGAGGGACGCCCATGTCCAAGCGGACTTGTCGAAACAGTGAATTGACTTGTTGCAACTATAAAACCATCTCGCTGAAGTCTACGCATCACTGGTCCCATGGCGCGGGGTTCATGGGTACTAGAGTCGGAGTCACTTAAACCCTCCCACACGTCTTCACTCGTGAAGTAATGTTTAACCTTGGCTAGTTCATAGCCTTTTGAGTATGCAATATCTTTCCATTCAGTGTTAGCGTTCTCGTCAACCTGCTTGATTGCTTTTTCCCTGGACTCAACAATAAGTTCAAGTAAATCTTGTTGACCGCTCATGCCTTCTCCTTCAAGAGTTGATGGTCGATAGCATCGGCAGCAGCATGCACACTTGTGCCCCCAGCGAAGTACCAGGCTGGGTCTTCTTGTACACCGACGATCTTGGTGAGTCGGTATTTCTCGCCACAGGACAGCCAGGTGGTGAACTGGCTGTGGCTCAGGTAGGTTTCATTTTCCATGGCGAAGTTATATCACATGTTTGGTTGTGTTAAACAACTGTGACACGCCCCGGCGTGTCGGGTTGACAACTATAGTTTTAATAACTACAATAAAAGCCCCGGCCTTTGAGGGCCGGGGCTATACTATAGTTATATAATTATATATATATATTTACTATAGTGTTCTATACTAGACTTGGTACCAAATGTGGATTAGTTTAAGTTTCAACTTTAGATTTGTACGGTAACCATACAAAATACCTGTAACCGTTTACACGCCCTCAGAGACGACGAAAACTCCCCCCGGTCATATGATACCAACCAGGGGGAGAAAACGTCTCTACGGCCCTCACAGGGCCGATTTAGGGGGGTTAAATCAAGGGTTTCGGATACGTCCAGAAGGTGTGATGCCGAGGGCTTTCATCTCAGCCTTCACCTGAGCAACATTCGGCCTCTTGATCACCAGGTGCATGGGGTCCCAGAACCTCTTATAGTCCCCACCCCACTCCAGCAGCCGGTACTTCTTCAAAAGCCTACGCATACGGCGAGCCTTCACCGGATGCCTAACCCAGAACGTATTGCTCTTCGACTGGCTGCCCTCTTTCGTGGCATTCAAATCAATAGCCACACCACCACAATGATCCGAGATACGGCTAGATGCACGACCCGTACGCACCGGAGCCCACGCCCAATCATCAAACGTGCCCCGGTCAATCGGTGCGATCAACTTATGATACTCACTAGCGAACGCCACCAGATACGGACCCACATCCTTCCGAAGCCGCATCTTCCGCTTCGTGCCAGGGATCGTGAACAGTTTCAACGTCGGGCTGTTCCCATCCTTGATAACAGGCCAGCCATTGATCGTGGTCTTACTCACTATGCCGACCAAACCTCGGGTTCTCGCCATTCAAATAGTCAATCAAAACCACCACCGCAGGTGGCACAGCCACCACCAAGATCGGCGGCAAACCAAACCCGGCAATGTTGTCCACCACATACGTCAACGCGGTAGCAGCGAACACCTTCAACGCCACCCCGAGAGGGTGATCGTTGATGAACGACATAAAATCCTTAAACGAATTACTCACAGCAAACCCTCCACGTCATGCTCTAGTTTGTCCACGTCATCCTCCAGTTCAAGGACAGCGTTCTTCAGGATGGTCATATCAACAGTCAAAGCATCAATCTTCTTATGTAAATCCGACAACGAGAAACCACCATTAGTTTTCGGTTGAATCTGATACGTCGCAGCCTTAATCTTCGTGTTAATCCACCAACCCAAAGCACCCAGCAGAATACCCATGATCGTGAGCGTGGAAAGAACCAACCCGGCAACCTCATTCGGAGACATCACACAGTCCTTAACAGAATCCGAGCGACACCACCAGAGCCGTGACGTTTCGTACCAATTGACGGTGCAGCAGTACGGTTATAGGAAACCTCCTCCACATACACCTCCAGTTGCTCACCCGTCGTGAAGTCACGGAACACCACCGTGGCACCCGCTTCCTCCAGGCCCTTCAATGCCTTAAACTTCCGGTAAGCGTTACCGTAAGCGCCATACTTGCCGCCCTGACGGTCAGTCTCCCAATCGAACATGAGCACCGGAATCTCCAGTAGTTCATTCCTGCGAGGAGAAGGCACCGCACGAATCTGATACCCGATCATCTTCGCGGAACAACCACACGACGGATTCGACTCCAGTTTCAAAGCGATATACAGGTCAGTGGATGGGGATGGGACGGCGACGTTCAGTTTACCGACCTGATCCTCGTTAGCGCCCGTCACGGAAACAATCGGGTCCCAGTTGGAGGGGCTAGTGATACCGAAGATGTTCGCGTAAGCGGTGATCGTGCCCTGCAAACCATTCACACCCAGCAGACGCAGGTCCCTCCAGGCTTTCTTCTCCATCGTGCCAAGCCGGATACGACCAGACTCCAACCAGCCCTCAGGAACGTATGTGGATTCTTGCCGGTACACCCCGCCGGGGGTGCCGGTGACAGCGAACCACAACTTGTCATTAGCCACGGTCACACCGATACAATCCCCAGCATGATCCACAGGTGTGCATAAGTCTGCGGCGTAAGCGAAATCCAGGGGCGTGTTGTTCACGATCTGGCCTAGGTTCATGCGGTACAAGCCGGGACGCAAGTTACGGTTACCAGACCTACCCTGATCCCGAACAGTGAAATACAGGTAACGCCCGTAAGCGACAGCGTCATCGACCGGGCCACCGTCATAGATGAGAGGACCAACCGTGAGTGAACCGTCCTGATTGATCTGTGCCACACGCACACCCAGTGTGGTGCCGATCACCAGGAACGAACCCACATACTGGTACATGGAGAGAATGTCCTCACCGCGAGGCATCTCCGTCACGATGATCGGTTGATCCAAAGTAACAGAGGTGGACGTGACATCAATGCCGATACTGTAGATGGCACTGAACTCACCGGAATACCCTGATGCGTAGATGCTGGTTGGTCCGTCAGCGAAGTCAGTCCAAATCCAGTCAGCGTTAGGGTGGGTGTACAGTGCCGTCGGCAACGTCGCAGACGACGGGGTAAGATCGGTTATCTCATGCAAGTCAGCACCATCAGCGTACATGACGCGAGACTTCACCCACCGCAGCAGCGTGTACGGTGGGGTAGACTTGTTGTTGTAAATTTTTGTGCCAGAACCGGACGGCAAATCGCCACGCCAAATACCAGCAGAATCCGACGCGAGCCAATACTGGCCCGTCTCATCGAACGAATCAATCGTGTCCGATCCACCGTAGGTGATCGCTGTGGATGCGCCAGCGTTCGTGATATACGTGAGTGTCCCCGTGGCACCATAGTTCGCTGCAACTATCACACCCGTACCGATACCGTCCACCTGTATCCATGACGCACTAGCCGTGTACACAGCCGATGTGGAGTTCAGTAGACGCAACTCACCCGGAGTCCACGGGTCCACGCCACCAGACTGGAAGAACCGGAACCTGGCCTCATCACTGTTCACCTCCAGCGGTTCAGCGGAGGACAACCCGGCACCGTAATGCCACGATGACTGCGAGCGAATCCAGTAACCTGAGTCAAGTGACTGTTCACCGGGGTCACGTTCCGTGTCGATACGTTCACGACGGAACCGACCCGTTTCCCTCTTGATCGGGAACTGGTCGTTGGTTGCGAACAGGAAGTTCAGGCTACCGATGGAGCAGTCCCACTTTTGGGAGTCTGGTGTTATGTCACCGGCACCGGAGGGTGCTGTGATGCCGAAGCCGAGATCGTCAACGACTTCTTCAGTGTAGTCGGTAGCCAAAACCATTCCTCCGTTAGAGGGTTACCATTTATTGAGAGGACACGAGGCGTCTTTTAGCCACGTCTTTAAAGCCATGAAACAACCACACTCACGACAGGTGCGGGTCGGCTTAAACAACCTGTCACAGTCTTTGCAAGCGTTCAGCCGAGCGTCACGTATGTCTTTCGTCGTGTAGTTATCGGACGACAACAAGTCCATTGGGCTAACTTGCTTGGCGTGCTCATCGGTGTAGCCACCGTCAGGCAACCGGCCCTCACGGACAGCGGCCTCGTACTGCTCTTGCAGGTAGTCCTCCATGTTGACGGTCATGTCACCTTGCCCCAGGTGTTGCCGATTAGGGTGTAGCCGGTGCCGTCGGTGCCGTCGGAGTAGTTGGTCCAACGCCAGTTCCAACAGGTAACGGTCAACTGGTAGCAGTTTCCGGGGCACGCGCCCCCACAGAAATTGTCGGGAGCCAAAGAACCGGGAGCACCACCACACACCGCACCCGATGTGTTCAAGATCGTTCCACCAGGACAACATTGGTCAGGGCGAGTACCACAACCCGTGCTAGTAACATTTGTATTAACGCTCGTCAAGACGCGAACATGAGGAGCAACCCGCATCGTCTTAGTCGCAGACACCGGCAACCCACTAGCGTAAGCGGCAGTAATCGTCGCATTATCGCTAACACTCGTCAGCAAGTCAGCGGTTCTCGTGGCACCACTCACCGAGTAAAACAACGTAGCCGAATAGTTCGTTATAGTGAACTGACCATCAGCCGTGTACGACAATGCTGGTGTCGGAGCGGCAAACTTAGTTGAAGCAACACCACCAACCAATGTTGGGATCATGCGATCAAAGCCCCAACAGCAACCCACGTATCCGTGGCACGCTTCACCAACGTGGCAGCAGCCCACTGACCAGCGATCTTCAAACCAATATACGAATTAACCGTCACACCCGCAGCACCAGCAATAGTGGTCTGCCCAGCACCCGTCTGCACCACAAGAATGCTCGTACCCACAGGGAACGCCACCGAAGCATTCGTCGGAATCGTCAACGTGTTCGCGGTAGCAACATTCATCTCCACGACCTTCTGAGCATCACCCAACACCAGCGTGTACGAGCCAGTCTCCTCGTTCGTGGCAACATTCAGCGGGAAATAATTCGCAGCAATATCGGAGATAGCGGCAACCCCGATCGTGCCACCACCAGCAGCATCCTCATGGTCATGGGCAGCATTAGCGAACGAAGCAATAGTAGGCGTCGTCAACGTCTTATTCGTCAACGTCTGCGTATCCGTGGTACCCACCACCGTGCCAGACAAACCATGCACAGCAGACGAAGCATTCACATGATCGTTTGGTTCATCGAAATCACGAGCAGACACACCATGCTCAACCGTCGCACCAGCAGAATGAGCGGTACCTGACGTGCCATCCACCCCGCGAGTCACCGTGAGTGTCGTACCCGAACGGGCAGACACCGACACCAACTCCTCATTCACCGTATCCTTATCAAGGATCAGCGTGTACGGGTACTGCGTGGGCCAACCCGACACGGCAGTGACACTCAACGTGACAGTCGAACCATCCACACCCGAAGCGAGCGTCGTCCTCGCAGCAGTAGAAGAATAATACCTACGCGCCATAACCCCTCAACTAACGTGTGTAGTACGAACGAACCGGATACAAAGTTTGCAAACCCTTCTGCTCCTCCTGCAAGCGAACCTGATACATTTGCAGAAGGAAACGAGACAACTGGGCAGATGAACCAATACCGCGCTGCTGACTGGAGAAGTCAGCCTCCGCGCTAGAACCACTCAAATGCGGTGAATCGAAGAACGGCACCAAACGGTACGAGGCACCGAGGCGAATCAGGTCCTCACACGAGCGAGGCAGGCCAGTCACGGTAGTGAACTCATCAGCATCATTCACCAACGCTGACGGTTCCTTCGTGAACACCACCTTAATCGTTCGACCAGGAACGATACTGTCATAAATGTTCAACGTGACACCGGACGAGAACGACCCGGTAGCGGCATGTTTGTCCACCCTCATACGGCGGACAGGCATCCACTCCAATGTCGGACCCGTTGTCTGCCACGCCACACTCAACACATCCAACGCACCAGCAGGCAACGCATACGTGGTGATCGCGGAGTTGAACGTGAACGTTGTCTCACCGACAGCGAACAACTCCGGGTACACCGACAAGATAGCGTCATTCAACGTATCCCGAACAATCTTGCGAGGGAACAGTGGCGATGACACCACGCGAGTACCGGAAGCGTGCGAGATGGCGGTGGTGCCACGGAACCCGCGACCATACGGGGGTACAGTCAACCCGCCCGTGGACGTGTTCACGTCATCCACCCAAATCAACTCGTCACCGATCTCCACCACGCCACGCGAGATAGCGGTAGTGTCAGCGATCTGCAACGTTGTCGCTGAAGCGGACACGCCAGCAGACAGGTAAGTGGCTTGGTCCTGAATAGTTGTGTAACCGTACAGGTGCATGAGTGTCTGGTCAATCAGTTGACTGAACGTACTCATTCATTACTCGCATTCACGAAACGGGCAGTGTTCTTGTTCACGATCAAGTTCGCGGGGGGGTCAGTATTTGCATCATACGGACGACCCAGGCGACGGCTTGCAGTCTCAGCCGAACGTACCTTGTCAATGGTTGTCCCTTCGGGTTGTATCCCGTTGGCACGGGCTGTCTTGTAGGCGGATAGTTCGGTTTTGGTTTGCTCAAACATGCGCTGCATGGGGCTGTTGATGATCGCGGTCACGGTGACGTTCGCTGCACGCAAACACTCGGAGTAGGTGGCGTGGTCTTGTGTGGGGCAACCTGATCTGCAACTCATAGCGTGTACCAACCTTTATCCCATAGCATCAACAAGCGGCGGAAGTATTTCTCGTACTGTGGTGCAACAACGTCTAGGCTGTAACGTTGCAGCGAGTAGTCGCGGATGGCGGCCCGATCTAACGCGGGTGCATCTAGTGCTGCTTGCACGAACTCACCCAATGTGCGGCACCTGTACCCGGTCACACCGTCTTGTACGGTTTCCGTGAACGCACCCCAGTCGGTGGTGATGACGGGTGTCCCGCACATCATCGCCTCAGGCACCACCGTGCCGAACGGTTCAACGTAGATGGTAGGGGTGAATACGGCTTTCGCCCCACCAAGTAAACGTGCCCGTTCTTCAGCACCTACGACACCGACGGGTTCACCATAGGTGGGTGTCTCGCCAGTACCGGCAATAATCAACCGTTCACCCAGATGCTCCGCGACCATCTCAGCGATCCTGTAGCCCTTACGCTCAATCAGCCTACCGATGAACATCAAGTAGCCGCCGTCACCAGCACCCAACGGGAACAACTCAGGCTCCAGATAGGAAGGGATCACCGCGTCGAAGAAGTTACCGTCCAGGGTGGCGGGGTTCGTGGTGCTAGACCCGTACACGGCGTGCATCCAAGCGTAAGATTCAAACACCCGGTACTTGGCGAACGTACCA